GGCGCAACAGTAGCTCGTATGTTAGCAGAAGCTGGTCATAAAATTACAGTTATTGATGAAAGACCGCATGTAGCCGGTAATGCATATGATTATATAAATCAATATGGGATTCGAGTACATAAATATGGTCCTCATCTATTTCATACGAACAATCGAAAAGTCTATGAATGGCTTCAACAATTTGGTGCATGGGTACCATATAAGCATAAAGTAAAAGCTGTATTAAAAGATGGTACTTATGTCACTTTACCTGTCAATCGTAAAACAAAAGAGATTGTAGGTGAAGATAATATTATTGACACATTCTTTAGACCTTACACTTATAAAATGTGGGGTAAACCTATTGAAGAGCTTGATCCAAGCATCTTGCAGCGTGTGCCTGTCCGTGATGATGATAATGAATATTATTTCCCTAATGACGAATTTCAGGTAATGCCGTTAAATGGATATACAAAAATTGTAGATAATATTCTAACTCATGATAATATTACAGTCAAGTTAGATACGTCATTTGAGCAGAAGATGGAAGATGATTATGATCATGTTTTTAATTCTATGCCCATTGATGTATATTTTGATCATGCACATGGTGTATTACCTTATCGCTCTATCAAGTTTCATGATGTGACTTTACCTACGCCATATATACTTCCAACTGGTACGGTTAACTTTACGCATGACGGTCCATACACTCGAGTAACAGAATGGAAAAATCTTCCTAATCATGGTGACAATCCTCGCTATACGACTCTTACATATGAAGAGCCATGTGACTATCGTGAAAACAATATGGAGCGTTATTATCCAGTTAAAGATGTTGACGGAGAAAATCGTAAGACATACGAGAAATATAAGTCAATGGTTAAAGATAATATGACATTTATTGGTCGATGTGGAATGTATGTGTATGTAGATATGCATCAAGCAATCAACTCATCCATGTCGACAGCAGAAAAATTTATTGAGGCAAACAAATGAAAGTAGCAATTACGGGTTCAGGTGGCTTTATTGGGGGTCACTTAAAGAAAAGATTAGAGAAAGAAGGCCATTCAATTATTGAATGGGATCTTCGTGATGGCAATGATATAAAAGATTTTAATTTGAAGGCGGCAGATTATGTTGTTCATTTAGCAGCATGGGCAGATGTAAGGGCTAGTATTGACGATCCTCAAAAATATTGGGTAAATAATGTAGAGTACACAACTGCTATTCAAAAACAATGTTTTCATAATAATGTACCTCTTATCTATGCTTCGTCTTCATGTATCCATAATTGGTGGTTATCTCCATATGGTATAAGTAAAAAGGTAAACGAAGAAACGGCATTTGATAAACAAGTAGGTCTTCGATTTACTACAGTTTATGGTGAAGGTGCACGTGATACAATGCTTATCGGAAGACTAGCAACTGGTGATATTAAATATCTTACTAATCATGTAAGAGATTTTGTACATGTGTCTGATGTAGTAAATGCTATTGTATTACTCATGAGTAAAGATATTATGCGGCTAAAGCCTGCATATGATATTGGCACCGGTAAAGGTAATATCGTTGCTGATTTAGGAGATATTGCAGGTTATAGTAATCTTCCAGTTAATGATGGTGATGCCTGTGAAGCACAAGATAATACTGCTGATATTACTGATATGACAGAGCTCGGCTGGGAACCCACCGTTGATGTAAAAGAATACTTACATCAAATTTGTTTGGCAGGAATTCCCGTTTAACTGTGTACTTTTTAGTAAAAGCGTGTTATAATACTATATAAAATTAATTCAGGAGAAACGAATGAGTATAATGGATAAACTGAAGAAGAATAGTAAAGTTAAAGAAACTGCTATTCTTTCGAAGTCTAAATTTTTTACAAAGAAAGATATGGTACCAACAGATGTTCCTATGATCAACTGTGCCCTATCTGGTTCCGTGGATGGCGGACTTGCGCCAGGTCTTACAGTATTAGCTGGCCCATCTAAACATTTTAAGACATCATTTGCTCTAATAATGGCAGCTGCTTATATGAAAAAGTATCCAGAATCTGTAATGCTTTTTTATGATTCAGAGTTTGGTTCACCACAAGAATATTTTAGACAATTTAATATCGATACTGATCGAGTATTGCATACACCAATCACTAATGTAGAAGAACTTAAATTTGATCTAATTGGTCAACTTGAAAATCTAGAACGTGGCGATAAGGTTATCACAGTAATTGATTCAATCGGTAATCTAGCATCTAAAAAAGAACTACAAGATGCAATTGACGAAAAATCTGTAGCTGATATGTCTAGAGCAAAAGCACTAAAAGGATTGTTTCGTATGACTACGCCATACTTGAACATGAAAGATATTCCTTTAATTGCTGTTAATCATACGTATCAAGAGATGGGGCTATTCCCTAAAGCAGTAGTATCTGGTGGTACAGGTATCTATTATTCTGCAGATAATATTTGGATTCTTGGTCGTCAACAAGATAAGGTTGGTACTGAAATCAAAGGTTACCACTTTGTCATCAACGTAGAGAAATCCCGTTATGTTAAAGAAAAATCTAAAATACCTATCTCAGTTTCTTGGGAAGGTGGAGTACAAAAGTGGTCTGGCTTGCTTGACGTTGCTCTCGAAGGTAAATATGTTGCTAAGCCATCTAATGGTTGGTATTGCAGAGTTGACCAGGAAACTGGTGAATTACTTGAGCCAAAAGTACGAGAAAAACAAACACTAGAAGAAGAGTTTTGGAGTCCTATCTTTAAGGATGGATTTGGTACTTATCTTAAACAAAAATATTCTATTGTTCAAGATACATCTGCTAAAGTAGAAGAAGAAATAGTAGAAAATGCTTGAGCTTAAAGATTATGAATTAGTGCCATCCGATGAAGATGATCAGGCATGGAATGTTAGACTATTAACAGGACCTTTTAACGAAACTGTACTACGCTTTGGTGCTATTAGTCTAAATGAAGAAGGAGTAATGTCATTTAATTTTTATGTTGTTTCTTCTCCTGATCCAGAGCTTACAACAGAAATAGTAGAATTACAAGAATATGCCGGAGATCTATTGCAAGCTATTATAAGAGATGGTATGGAAACAGGATCAGTAATTACAAAGGAGAAAGATGATGAGTAAAACGTCTGAAGTTGATCGTTTAGTTATTTTAATGGAAGAGATTGCATACGCAAAGTCACAACTCCAGCCTCAAGATACAGGGCATATTCATACTGCTATTAATTGGATGGAAAGCCGTGTAGAAGAAATCAAAGAAAAATTAAAATAATGAAGATATTAGTAATGGGGTTACCTGGTTCAGGTAAAACATGGCTAGCTAAAAGATTACAGTCTTATTTAGACTGCGCTTGGTTTAATGCCGATAGCGTTAGATCAATGACTAATGACTGGGACTTCTCTCCTGAAGGAAGAGTAAGACAGGCAAATCGTATGAAGGCATATGCTGATTATGAAAAATCTCATAACAGAATTGTTATCTGCGATTTTGTCTGTCCTACTCGAGCAACAAGAGAAGCCTTTAATCCGGATTTAGTTATTTGGTTAAATACTATTAGTGCAAGTAAATTTCAAGACACTAATGAAATATTTGAAAAACCAGCACTTATAGATTGGGTAATTGATAATTACCTAACTGACGAACAAATATTAGCAATTGCGGAGGAGATTAATAACTATGTCATTTGATTGGAAAAAGCCTACTGTTCAAATGCTAGGAAGATGGCAGCCATGGCATGATGGTCATACAGAGCTTTTTAAAAGAGCTCATGCTATTACTGGTCAAGTTTGCATTATGATTAGAATTGTTTCTACAGATGATGAGAACCCATTTGATATTAATGAAGTTTCATCCAGAATTTCTATTGAATTAAATAAAGAAGGGTTTACAAGCGCTGTAGACTATGTTATAATACAAGTACCAAATATAGTTAACGTTAGTTATGGGCGAAATGTTGGTTATACATTTACTGAGCATGATCTTGGTAAAGAAATACATGATATATCAGCAACAAAAATTCGTGCTAAAATGAAAGAAGAAGGTACTCTTGAAAGCTAATATAGAACAAACGATTCTTCGCAATCTTCTTACTGATGAAAAGTACATGCGTAAAGTGTTACCTTTCATCAAGCCAGATTATTTCCAAGGTGCTTATCGGTCTCTTTTCAAGGAAGCCGGTAAGTACGTTGGCAAGTATAATAAGCTTCCAACTTCAGAGACTCTCGTTATTGAGTTACAAGAGTCTTCGAATATGTCTGACGAACAATTTCAAATGTCTATGGATATTATTCCTCAATTGTTTAGTACAGATATAATTGATCAAGATTGGCTACTTGATGCTACAGAAAAATGGTGTCAAGATCGCGCATTATATAACGCTGTTATGGAATCGATTTCTATTATTGATGGTAAGCATGAAGCACTTACTAAAAATGCATTACCTGATATTTTATCCAAAGCATTAGGAGTTTCATTTGACAAAAATGTTGGACATGATTACATTGAAAATGTTGAAGAACGTTATGAATTCTACCACACAGAAGAAGACCGAATCCCCTTTGATCTCGATTACTTTAACCGAATTACAAAGGGAGGTGTACCGAGCAAGACTCTTAATATCTGCCTTGCAGGTACTGGTGTCGGCAAGTCTCTCTATATGTGTCACCTTGCTTCTGCTGCATTAACAGAAGGTCGTAATGTACTATACATTACTATGGAAATGGCTGAAGAAAGAATTGCTGAACGTATAGATGCTAATCTTTTGAATGTTCCTATTGATCAATTAGAAAATTTATCAAAAGACTTGTTTACTACTAAGATAAATAATCTTGCAACTAAAACAAATGGCAAACTAATTGTTAAAGAGTATCCAACTGGATCTGCTCATGTAGGTCATTTTAGAGCTTTACTAAATGAACTAAAACTAAAGAAGCAATTTGAACCTGATGTTATTTTTATTGATTACTTAAACATTTGTTCTTCTTCAAGAATGAAAGCAATGGGAGGATCGATCAATTCTTACACGTATATTAAAGCAATTGCAGAAGAGCTTCGAGGTCTTGCAGTGGAATTTGATGTGCCTTTATGGTCAGCTACACAAACGACTCGTTCTGGGTTTTCAAATTCGGATGTTGGTTTGGAAGATACATCTGAGTCTTTCGGTCTACCAGCTACGGCGGATCTTATGTTCGCTCTTATCTCGACGGAAGAACTAGAGCAAATGGGTCAACTAATGGTAAAACAATTGAAAAATAGATATAATGATCCAACTCAACATAAACGTTTTGTTATTGGCGTTGATAGATCAAAAATGAGATTATATGACGTTGATGAGCAAGAGCAAACTTTAACTGATGATACTCCTGTATTTGATAACTCTCAATCTGGTCAAAGAGTTTCATCAGAAAAATTTGGAGATTTTAAGCTATGACACCCTTTTATACTAAAATTCCACCAAAAGAAAATTGGTGGCAACATTATTGTCATGCACAGCAGGATATTATGTCCTTTGAAAAAGGAGTAGAATGTGATTGGTGTGGCATGACAGAAGAAACCATTAAGAAAAATAAAGAAACAATTGATCGTATGAAGCAATATGAAGAGTGGCGTAACGATGAACGTAAGACTAATTAGCTATAGTCAACCAGTAGAAGGAGAACTTTATGTCGGTGAAGATTTACAAGAGCTCGTCGCTTATTGCGCCCGTGTCTCGAATCCGTCCAACCAAACAAACCATGAAACGTCCGAAAGACTCCTCACGTACCTCGCTAAACACAAGCACTGGTCGCCGTTTGAAATGGTTAGCGCTTGCCTAGAGATTGAAACTACTCGAGATATTGCTCGTCAAATCTTAAGACATAGATCATTCTCATTCCAAGAATTTAGTCAGCGCTATGCAGATCCTACAGAAGATCTTAAGTTTATGTTTAAGGATGCTCGTCTTCAAGATCACAAAAATAGACAAAACAGTATTGAGACTGATGATGCCGATCTAAGACTTGAATGGCTGAAACAGCAATCTGAAGTAGCAGTAGTATCTAAGAAAGCATATAAATGGGCTATCGATAACGGTATAGCTAAAGAACAAGCTAGAGCCGTTTTGCCAGAAGGTAATATGGAATCTCGTATTTACATGAATGGTACTCTTAGATCATGGATGCATTACATTGAACTTAGATCTGGCATAGAAACACAAAAAGAGCACAGAGAAATTGCTGTAGCATGTGCTAATTCTTTAATAAAAATATTTCCTCTTATAAAAAAAATTACAAGTGATTGATTTCATTAAATATGTAAATGCACTTTTTTGTGTACATTTGTGCCAGAATAGTGTATAATATATCTATAAAATGAAAAGAGGAAATCAAAATGTCTAAGCCAATCTCGAATGCAGCCTTCAAGCGTATGATTCTTTCTATGAGTTCTAAAGAAAAGCAAGAATCAATTGCTCGTCAACTTCGTGTTCTTCCACGTTGGATTGAAGAAGAATACAATCGTCCAATACAAAACGAAAAAGTTATCAAAGGTCTTCAGTCAAAGCTTCGCCTGGTTGAAAAGCTTGCAACAGACGAGTTGTTTTTCCATGCTTAAACATCTCTTTGTCATTGGCTGCACTGCAGCATTCGTAGGCGGATTTGTTACAGGCAAATCTGCATTTGCTGGTCATCATACTGATTTAGATGCTCAAGTTAATTGTCTTGCTGATAATATCTATTGGGAAGCTCGCAATCAACCGACTAAAGGTATGATTGCTGTAGCTTTAGTAACTCGTAATCGCGTTCTTGATGATCGTTATCCAAATACATATTGTGGTGTAGTTGAGCAAGGACCAACTCGTGAATCTTGGAAAACACCAGGAACATATTATCCAATCAAAAACCGCTGTCAATTTAGTTGGTATTGTGATGGAAAGTCAGATATTATTCCTGAGTATGATTTAGATGTTTATGAGTTGGCTCGTATAATCGCCTTTAAGGTTGTAGGTAGATCACCTATGAAAGATTTCACTAAAGGCGCAACACACTATCATGCAACATATGTTCAGCCCGCTTGGGCAGAAACAAAGACACGCACTATACGCATCAAAGACCACATCTTTTATCGTTGGGAGAAATAAATGATACGCGATCTAAATCGGTCAACACCTTCTGTAACAATACCAAAAATTCAATATAAATTTAATGAAGCAGAATTAATTGCTGAATTTAAAGACTATATTGATTCCACATATGGTGGTCACTATTCAAAAGATAACTTCCAAGCCACAGAGTTTATTATTGACGGTGGTCATGGCACGGGTTTTTGTATTGGTAATGTTCTTAAGTACGCGCAGCGTTATGGAAAGAAGGGTTCTGCCGCAGACGCTCGGAAAGACTTAATGAAGGTTTTGCATTATGCGCTGATTCAACTTTACGTGCATGATTCTGAATCTTAGGGTTAATAACCATTGGTTCTGTTGGAACTGAATGTCCTAAGTCTATTTTCATCTTATAAATTCTAAGTTTGATATCATCTATTCGATCTTCTAAGTCGCCATTGTGATTTAGAAGATCTCGCTTTTCTCTCATATTAGTAATTTTTAATTTAATTATGTCATTAATTTCAATCATAAAGATTTACTCTCTCATCTCCAACGTCTACATATTTTGGTAGACAATAAGCAGTTACTCTATCTCTTGGATCTATAAATTGTGAATAGCTATAATTACCATAAGTTTTTACTATTTTAGATGCATACCAATTACAGCTATTTAAGTCTCTAAAAAACATATCTTGGCTAACAACTTGTCTAGAATCTCCTGTACCTAAATATACCAATAACAAAAATACATGTTTCACTTTAAGCTCTCTTCTAAACTTTCCATCATTTCTAAAATACTAGGAGCATCTTTATCTGGCTCATATACGCAAGATAAAGTTCTAGGGCACTGCTCAAATTTATCTACGAAAATAGTTTCTCTTGTCTTATTTGCACCTTCGTACAAACATATTTTTTGTTCTTTTACTACTTTTCTCTTAGCTAAACGACATGTAGTCATTCGCTTTTCTTCAACCATTCCTCTCCATAACTTTTGCATAGGAGTCCAATCAACAGCATTAGCTGTTGGTATATATGCAGCAAATGATAAAAACAATATAAAGAATAAGATGAGTAGGCTATTACCTATTATGACATACAATTTCATGTAACACCTAATTTAACGAAATGGCAAACCAAAGAAGACCGATAAACGATCCAGCAAATAATATAATAGCTAATACAATAGCTACTGCTTCTAAAAACTTTCTACGTCTAGCTGCCTGTTTGTAAATTGTTTCTTGGCGCTCCTTACGAATTGTTCCTTCCATACGAACTAGTTCGTCCCATGCACTACGACCTAAAGTAAACCCAATATAATTTTTAAGTTCTTCTCTCATTTGTTCTGCTTTTTTCTTAGCAGCAAATATTTCCATTGCTTCTTGTTCAACTGAACCCTTAAAGGCTAGTTTCTTAAATATTGGAGGATTTTTTGCCTGCTTTTCAGCTTCACTTAAATCAGACATAGCTGACATCCAGCGCCCAAGGTCACCTGCCATGGACTCGATATCTCTACCGATTGCAAAGCCCTTTTTCAGTACGCCGAATGCAGCAGAAGCCGTTGCTAATGCTGATACTGGATCTACCATGGTAACCTCTAAATAAGTATTGCCATAGTCTATATCAATTGAAAATATAATTCGCTCTTTACTTTATTTATATGTTTACATTCTCAGAAGAGTGTGATATAATATATAATATTATAGTGATGAAACAGACTGAAAGATAGGCCGGACGCGGGGGCAGTACCCGCCGCCTCCACCATAAGCACACTAGGAGATCATGGTTAAGATAACTAAAGAAAATACACCTAACAAATACATAAGATGGTTTTGTTGGATCATACAATTTAGATATGTGTGGGACATTACTACATTACTTGAAAAGTATTTGCCTATGGAAAAAGTGTACAGGTTTTTAGGCTTTTGGTTATTTTGGCTATTGTGGTTTTGTATGATGATGTTTGTCTTATACAAGATTACAGGAAGCATGGATTTTCTCCTTTGGTTCGAATAGTGTTCTTATGATGGGGGCGAAATAGGATCGACGGATATTGGATAGGAACGTGGAGCTATCCCGCGCAAGCTGGGTTAACGCAAGACATGACTAAATGCAAACGATAACTTTGCTCCTGAGATGCGCTTAGCTGCGTAATCTGTGGGTTGGCCACTTACCTAGAAACAGAAAAGTGGTAACTTTTTATAAGCTGTTATATAAATAGAGATATAATTAAAGGAGAGCTATATGCCGCCAAGAAATCATAAGAAGTGGTTAGAGACACCGAGCATAGAATATATCTCTAGTGAATGCTATAACAACCAGCAGATCCATGACCAAGAGATGGAACAAATCTTTAGTAAGGTTTGGGTTCCAATGTGTCATAAATCTGAGATGCCCGAGCCAGGCAATTTTAGAACAACACAAATTGCAGGTGTCAACATTATTGCAATTAATAACGGTGATACAATTAAATCTTATCTAAATACAGGTAAGTTTAATACACCTTCAGGAACAATGTCACGAGTAGAATTTTTAATGGATGACTATACTCCGCTATATACAGAAGTAAAACACGGAGGTATGGTATGGACTACCTTAAATAAAAATCCTACACAAAGTGTTGAAGAATGGACAGCAGGAGCATTTGACTGTATTGCAGATGCTATTGACACTGAAGAGATGGAGGTCTTTCATTATCATAAAGCAGTTATAGACACTAACTATAAATTGTGGCATGATACTAATAGCGAATTCTATCATGACTTTATGCACTATTTTAATCGTGTGTCAGGATTCAACGACGCTTACTTTGCGCGTAAGAACATCCCATTTGACAATGGTCACGTTAATGTAAGTAGTTTTACTGTAAACTATACAGAATATGAAGGTTTTGAAGATAGAGGCGAATTATCTTTCCCTAATCTGCCACCCAACCAGTGGTACATGGTTGACCTGTTCCCAGGTTTCAACTTCAACCTGAGAGGCAGTGCATACCGCAGTGATTCTGTCACACCACTTGGTCCAAACAAAGTATTGATTGAGTTCCGTGGCTACGGTTTGAAGAAAGACACTAAGGAAGAAAGACTTACTCGTATCAACCATCATAATTCTATCTGGGGTCCGTTTGGACGTAACCTGCATGAAGATCTGATTGGTGTTGCTGGTCAAGGTACAACAATGCGTGAAGGTACAGAGGCAAGACGTATTTTACATGGTCGCCACGAGAATGGAACTATCCATGATGAGGTTGGTATGAGACATTACTATGCTGCATGGGGTGATATGTTGGACGTAGATCCGATGAGACCCAGGTTGAAGCATGCTTCTTAAAACGCTAGTGCTATGGTACATAGTGTATCTACCATTAGCAATTGTTGGAGCAACGTATGGATTACATAGATATTGGGCCCACCAGCAAGGTCCTAGAAACACTGCATTTGAGTGGATATCACTTGTATGCAGTTTGTTTTTAGGAGTATATAAACCACTAGGATGGATAGGTATCCATAGACTTCATCATAAGTATAGTGATTCCGAAAAAGATCCACACTGTCCCAAATTCAAAGGTTGGAAAGTTTTAGTGTCAGATTGGTCAGATACTAAAGTACCTTTATTTATTGTAAGGGATATTGTTTCAAACCCCAGAATCCGTTTTTTTCAAAAGTATGGAAAATATCTTATTTGGCCAATAATTGTGTGTTGTCCATTGACAATATTATATGGTTACATAGGTATAGGTGTTTTGAATTATTTTGGTCATTCTACTAATGGCCCTCAGAATAAATGGTATATAAATATATTTGCTCCATTTGAAGGTAATCATTATGACCATCACTCACATTGATTTGGAATTTGATGACACTAAACTTTTAGAAGAAAGTCAGCAACTTACATTCAAGAGGATTTCTGTACACGCATGTGATTATGAAGCTGACTCATCAGGTTTAGTACATATGAGTACAGGAAGTATATCACTTCTTGATGAAGAGGTCTCATACTTTGAAAAGACTTTAGATCTAACTCATGGTTATTGTTATGATGTGGCTCAACAAGTATGTGACTTGTTTAGTGTAAAAGAATGGAGAGTTAAAGTTCTTCGATATTCACCAGGAGATAGAATTTTCAGTCACCTAGATAATAAAAGTTTGAATCCGTGCGCTATCAATCATTTATTCGGAGGATCTGCTCCCATTATTTTTAATCAAACAGAAGTTGTTGAATATAAGACAGCCATAATTGATATATCTAATGTGTTCCATAAAGTAGTTAATACTAGCGATGAAGTACGATATACACTGAAAATTATTCCTATGGATAAAAGTTATGAAGAACTTAAACAAATTGCCAAATCTATTGGAGTTTCAATGGCCGTGGAGTAAAGACATACATCACGCGTACAGTGAAATCTATAAAGATATATTACAATCTGGCTATAAACATCCTCACAATATGAATCACACCGATGTTAATATTCATCCTTCACAAATAACTGAAGATGGATACTATCGATATGTTCATGGTAACGAAGAAGAGTTTTGGTATGTAAAAGAAGGAGTGTCTAATCATAAAACGTCATTTTTGTTAAGTGACACTAGGCCTAAAGTTTCATATCCATATAGCAATACAGATCTAAAAAAGATAACTTCTGATGCTGCCAAACTTATTAGAGAAGAATGTAAAAAACTTTGTTTATTTTATGACATCCATGATTACAATTTAAGATTAATAACTTTGAAACAAAATGAATATTTGTCATGGCATAAAGATAGTATCAATACAAAGGCAGCAATAAACTACAATTTTGGTAGCCAAGCGACAGTTGACTTTATTTCAAATTCATATACATATAAAACAGCGCTATTAAATATACAAGAGTATCATGCTGTGGTAAATAATGATACCCAAGACAGAATTACATTAAAAATAACTAGTAGAGATGTAGAATATAATGAGCTTTATGAAAGAATCTCCAGTTAACGAATTTAATTTTGATTTAGATATATCTGGTATGTTATCAGAATTCAATAGAAGAAAAAATCAAAGTAAGCGTCTACTCAAAAAAGGTGATGGCAGAGAATTAGCTAATGAAGAAGACGCTGATCACAAAGGTTGGATTTTGGATTTATACGATGGTTATGTTTATGACGAATGTTCAAGACTGTGTGCTGCATTGGGAATAAAAGACTATAAAGTAAGAATAATGTCTTATAGTTCGGAAGATTATCTGGACTGGCACGTAGATCCATTTCCTAATACAACAAGAATTAATATTCTTTTAACGGATCCTTTTCCCACTGTATTTGAAGATAAAGAATATAAATATAAAATTGCAATTGTTGATGCTACCAGAAAAAAACACAAGTTTGATAATACTGGAAAGCCACCTAGAGCTATTGTTAGGATCCAAATAAACGATTTTACATACGACAAATTATGTGACCACTTAAATGATATTAATATCAAAACATTATACTGACGATGCAAAATACCTTTACAGGATAGCGGAAGAACGAGGATTTATAAACTACTCTATTCAAAATATTCCCAATGATGTTTATTGTGTGGCTGTTGCATATCATAATGAAACTCCTATAGCTGTATCATCAGCATATGAACGAGATATGTTTAACAATATGTGTAGAGTACAAAATCGTTACTACTGTAATCTAAAATATAGCAACTTGAAGGGGTTTGGTAAAGGTATAAGACCATTTGCTGTTACAATGATTGATCATCAAATCCAATTTATACAAAAATATGGATTCGATGGATACTTTATTTCTATGGAAAGATCACGTAAAGCAATGGCTTCTTTAATTGATTCTATCAATATACAATCACGGCACCAATGGCATTTTACAGGTCACAACTATAGAGTTGCAACTGGAAACGGTGGTGTGCAACAAATACTGTGGACAGGGAATCTTAAACTTGACGAAGAAACGTAACATTCTTCTTGGAACAATATCGGTAAGGAATCAAAAATTTGTTCCTTATCCTGTTGGATGCCTTATATCACACTGCCAAAAAAATGATATAATAAACAAAAAGTTCAACTTCTTAGAACCATTATATCATTTTGATCAAGCCAAAACTTATGATTTTACAAATGTTGATATCTTAGGTCTTACAAACTACATATGGAACCAGTTGTTCAATGATAAAATCTCAAAGATTTTTAAAGAACAAAACCCTTCTGGACTTGTAATATATGGAGGACCTAATGTACCTGAAACTATGGACTTCTCTCAAGAATATATGATGGACCGAGAAGAGGTGGTTGACGTAGCTTTTCCTGGACCATCAGAAAAAACTTTTGAAGATTTTCTATTAAACCTTGACAGCAAACAATTGCATGAACACGAATTTACAATCGGACTAGGTTGGCACAATTACTCATCTAGTAGAAAGGCTTATGCTGTTCCTGATTTAATGCCTACTCCCTACACAGATGGCATCTTTGAAAAAATCATTGAAAAAGAAAAGGGCAATTTAGCTGGTGTTATCGAATCAAATAGAGGATGTCCTTACCAGTGTGCATTTTGTGACTGGGGAGCTATGACCAGAGCCAAAGTACAGAAGTTTGATCAACAAGATGTATTCAAAACAATTGAATACATTGCTGATAAAAAAATGAAATGGATTGTTTTAGGAGATGCAAACACCGGCATGTTACCTGAAGATGTAGAACTAGTGAAAAAAGTTATTGACGAAAAAAGAAACAAGCATCCAAACATGATATTTACGTTTGCCGGTTTAGCTAAGAATCCTAAGAAACATGCCTTTGAAGTTGTGAAATTACTTTCTGATGATGATGCAAACGCAAATAAATTAAATAATGTGTATAAGAGTTTTAGAGTAGGGATTCAGTCTCACCATCCCGAAACCTTAAATGCAGTTAGTAGACACAACATTAAGCCAGAAGAACTTATAAAGATGGCCGCTTCAACTGGGTCTATATTATCTTCAGAGCTCATTACTGGATTACCAGGAGAAAAAGTAGACAACTGGTTTTATACACTAGAAAAAGAATTTGAGTATAAGATGAGGCATTCAAAAATGTATCCTCTCCACACCTTGCATAATACTCAAATTTACAGTAAACAATATATGGAAGAACACGAAATAGAACTTGTACATCTTCATGTACCAGATGACCTTTATCTAGTGACAAGAAAAATGTATGAACCACACTTTTCAGGTAAATTAGCACTTGAAGGTTTGAAAGAAGTAAAAACCAAGTTTATAGGAGACAACTTCGATGAATTTGAATATTCACAAATACATCTTGTAAGATCATGCAAAAGTTTCTCAATGAAGGATTTAGAGGAAATGCATCAGATGGCGTGGTGGCATGATATTATGTATAATTCTAGGTTAGCTAGAGAGTGGATGTATACATCAAATATGTCATATCGTAAACAGTATGATAAATACAAAAATGTTATGGAACAAGGTAAAGCACCATTGTTTAAGAGAGTATCAGATAACTTATCTTATGTGTTTAACGATTCATTTGGAAAAAGGACTGACAATAGAATGAGAATTTTCACTGATAATATTGCTGCATCTCAATATCCTCATAACATTAAACCTCATGCTGCTGAGATATATTTAAATTTAGATCAAGCTATTGAAGAATTAAATGAGATATATGATGAAGTAGATTACAGAGATATTAAAGAATACGATGAAAGGAATTGTGCTCCTTTGTATTCTATGAATGCTATGTTGAGATCTCATGTCCATGATAATTAAAAGAAACGCCAAACAAAATCAAATTTATGATTACGGTAATTTAGTACAACAAGATCCAGGATCTCATATTGTAAGAATTTGTAGAACTCCAAGTGAAACAGACTTGGAGGTGACTCCAGCAATGCCATGGCACCATGATAAAGGATATTCAATAGATGTACATCATACTGTTGGTTTGTTTTGTGTAGAGGCAGATAATAACGCAGGTAGCTTATACATATGTGATATGCAAAAAGCATATCAAGAAGCACCACAATCTTTAATTAGAGAATGCCAAAACGTAACAGCGCTTCATTCAGCTAGTAAATATATCGATAATGGCTTTGTATATAAATTTAAAAATGAAAAAGAAAAGAGATTTGCAAAAAAATATGGTAGATGTGAAAGGCCACTAATATGGCAAAACTGTTTTTACTATAGTGAAGCGTATACTATGATTAATTTAAATCTTGAACAAAGAATACAAGAACATTGCTACCAAGAAAAATATATCTATAAACATGACTATAAACCAAATGACTTAATCATTTTTAATAACATTAGATATACTCATCGAAGAGATGCATCTACTGGCACTAAAACTCTTTTGAGATTTGCTTATGAATAAGTACTGGTTTTGCGACTTTTTTTCTAAACGAACAGTAGAGTTTTGTGGCTATACTGTAAAGAAAAGGGTTGAATTTACGGACGCAAAGTTTGCAAACTATCTAGAAGATTGTTATGCTAAACTAGATAGATCTAAATTCAAAAGTGATATTATTGATTTTAAGTATGAGCGAGTAGCAAATAATATTATTGATTATGAAATGCCTTTATTAAATCCCAAGGTGTTTGTAGGTTCTGATAAGAATCAAAATAAAAATATTGAGTTTGCTCAAGAGAAACATATTCTTCAGATCTACTATGATTTTATCGAGCCATGCGACAAAGGATACCCTATTCACTACGATTGTGCGTTAAAGAATTATTTTATCTTTGAAAATAATATTACATTTATTGACATGGATTCGTTTGCAATGAATGTCGATAGACAAGCATTAGGATTATTTTTTTGTTTACGTGTTTGGCAAAGACTTACAAAAAATAATGTAGAGATTGATTATTATGATCTGTATAACAAATTCGGTAAGCCAAAATTTGATGATTTCTATTATGATCATATTTACACTTTTGCAGGAATACGTCATAACAATTTTGTAAAAAAAGGATTAGAAGTAATTAAAAAATGCAGCCAATGAATATGTTATGTGTTAGTTTGCCTCGTTCTGCATCTACATTTACAGTAAGTCTTATAAAACAAAATCACAATTGTTATATTCAGTCTGAAGCCTTTAAACCTGTAAGGCCTAAGGAAAACGCAGAATATGTAAAACAATATAGTGATCATAGTATAACAACGTTCACAAAATTTGTTAGCATCGTGAACGTAAGACAAGCAGCTTATATCTTCAAACCTGTAGACCAAATGCTAAGGGAAAGCCATTCTTTTGCTATAACTCCTAGAGCAGATTATGTGGATCATTATCTAAGTCTATTAATAAATGTTTATTACGACTTGTTCAATCCTTTAACAGACGTGAAAATGTCATCAGTTTATTCAAGTGGAGCAGAAAAAAGAAACAAAGCTCTTAGCGAATTCTTTAATAATAAATCAATTGACTTAGATATTATAGATTCGTTAATGTATTCATTATCTCATAACGTAAATGTAATGACGCAGCTTATGAATTCGGTGCAGCTTTTTTCATACAATCAAGTAATAGAACAATCCAGCTGTTTTTTAGAATATATAAAATGTGATTCTCATACAGAAGCTTATAGATTTAAACAAACTCCATTAGAGGAAAAGAAGAGATTATTATCATCTAATGACTATAAAGCCTTGGTTAATACAATTCAAAAACATGTACACACATGGTATAAAGAAGATGGATCTGTGTATGAACTTCGATAAAACAAAATCGTTTTGGATAGGTAACGATCTAGATTACTACATTATACCTAAAAATGGATGTTCGTCGGTTAGACATATGATGCTGCAGACAATAAAAGACGTGCCTGATTTAAACGATTACTATGATAGTGATTACAATATCATTAATTTTAAAACAAAGTTGTTTCAGTATTATAACCCAGTAAGATCTAAAGCTGTTAAGTTTGCTGTGAAAAGAAATCCTATTGATAGATTTATATCTGCATATAGTGACATTGTATTATTTAGAAAAAAGGAAAATCTGTCGATTGAAGAAATATTACAAGGAAACTATAAAGACAAACATTTTAACACTCAAACATATTTTGCCGGTTCAGCTGACACATATGATCATATATTTGACGTCACTGAAATGAATAAAGTAGCTGAACTTATATCCGATTATACAAATATAAATATTCGAGTGCAGCACATTAGAAAAACAAAAAATAAGATAAGGTTACACCATTCTCAAATAAGAATGGCTGAAGAATTTTATAAAGAAGATTATAAAAATGGATGGCATTAAATCACCTTACATTACTGACACAGGCGTAAAGTTTAATGTTGATAAGTTGTTATCACTATACAAAACAGTTGAAAACACTTCTGGCTGTTTTTTAACACCTATACAATGTAGTGCTGGACATCAGAACACTCTTAATTTTGGTACTAAAAATTTTGGAAAAGTATCGGATAAGGATTGCACACATCTTCTATCACATTTTACAGGAACATATATTGAAGAAGTTATACACCAAGTTAATACTATATTTTCAGATTTTTTTGCATGCAGGGCTAGATTCATAACACTTAAATCAGTTGATGATTTGAGTGGACCATCAGCCCGTAGTTTTCATGTAGATCAGCAAAAAAACAGATTGCTGATTCCTATAATTGATAACGAACATTCGTATTTGATAATGGATAATAAACTAAATAAATTAGAACTTGGAAAGATGTATCTCTTAGACACTTCTGTGTTACACTCACCTGTTAATCTTCACAAAACTAGAGAAAGAGTTAATCTCGGTATAACATTATGGAGTAGATAATGGCTATAGTAGCACATAAAGACACTTTCAGAAGAGCAACATCTCTATTCCCATTTGTAGATTGGACCAACGCTAAAATTTTAGATTGGGGTGGGAATGACGGTAATTTGTTAAGAGCATCTGATGGATTGATCGATCCAAGCAACTATACCTGTTTAGATGTAGGACTTGATTCTATTGAAGAGGGCAGAAGAGAATTTCCTGATGCGACATGGATTCATTGGAATCGATGGAACACTTGCTACAATCCAGCTGGAGAAAAAAATTTACCGTACCCCAGTTTAGAAAAATATGATGTGGTGTTTTCGCAATCCGTTTACACACATATGAGTTTTGAAGAATTTTATGAAGCTCTAAACAAATTTGAAACTTATCTTGTTCCGGGAGGATATAGCTGTCATACATATGTTAGTACAACACGTAGTCAAATCTGGCTCAGAGACATTTTGTATAAGAAAAGAATTGAAAAGTATGGAACGTGTTATCAATATTATAATGGATTTGAATTCATAGAGGATTATTGCTATCTTATCGATAATCACGAACCAACAAACATCTTTCCAGATCACAAAACTAATCAATGTGTGACATTATATAATGATAATTTTTTGTTAAAACAATTTCCAGGAGCATTATTAACTCATGCAAAAGAACGATACCAATGCGGATTCAGTTTACAACACAAAACTTAAATTTGATAGTCAAAAGTTAATTGACATATGGAAAACACTTGACACGAGTAAAGATCAGTTATGTGTGACGTCTAAAGATGTTCTTGATGGGGTTGGATCTTTACAAAATAGTGGTAAGACAATGTACGACTATAAGGAGCTAAATCCTCTTTTTCATAACACATATCTTGAAGAAGTATTAAATATAGTCAACCATAAAGTGGGTCAAACATATCGTGTAAGATTTATGAACATGCAACCGCGGTCAGCATATCGACTACACAGTGATCAGGGTCTAAGATATCATATTCCGCTAATAACAGAAAAAGGTTGCTATTTTATTATAGATGATAATCTATATGAGATGCTAGAGATAGGATCATTATATGGTTTTGATGGTAGAAAGAAACACACAGCTATAAACGCTTCTAAAAATAATTCTCACAGATTACATCTTTTATTTACAACTGACTCAAAATAATGTATTGTCCTTTACCTTTTGTTCAATTTTCTACAACACCTGGAGGAGTGTACCAAGCATGCTGTATTGCTAAGTGGAATGGAATACATAACATGACAGTTGAAAACACTTCTATGTTAGAATTTTTTAACTCTGAATATATGAAGCAATTAAGACATGATATGATATTTGGACATACAGATCTTATAGAAGATACTTGCAGCAAATGTATAGAACAAGAAAGCATATCTGGCAAATCAAGAAGAACTGGTTTGAAAAACTACAATATTGATGATGATGTGATAAACAACGCCAAGTCTAAATCAGATCTTATACCAACAGATTTAGACAGTTTGAAAATTAAATTTTTTGGTAATCTCTGCAATCTAAAATGTAGAATGTGTTTTGCTAGCGCATCTTCTAAAATAGCTGCTGAGGAAGTTAAATATGGAGCTAAAAGAAAAGTTCTTGTGAATCCATGGAAGGATATGGATCAGGAAAAGTTCTTTAAAGAATTTAAGATTATTCTTCCAGCTGTAAAGAAACTTGAAATATTAGGAGGAGAACCTCTTATCAACTCAGACATACTAAAATTTGTAAAGTGGATTGTCGACAGTAATTTAAGCAAAGATCTTGTTCTTAATTTAACTACAAACTGTATGGAAATAAATTATGAACTGCTAAGTTATTTTAAGAGTTTCAAAGAGATTTTATTAACTGCATCTGTAGATGGCATAGAAGAAAAGGATGAGTATATAAGAACAGGAACTATATGGAAAGAAAAAATTGATAACATTAGAAACATGCAATCAATAGATAACGTAAAACTCAATTTTGGGGTAACGCTGCAACTTCTAAATATAGGCTATATTACAGATATATCCAATTTTATAAGAGATAACTTCAATACAGAGGTTTCGTTTGATGGATCCATTCTAACTAATCCTTCAAATCTTAAAGCAAGTAATCTACCATCCGACATAGCTTCTATATATCTTAACAAATATGAAAAAAATGATTTCGTATATAAAAACGAGTGTATAAAAATATTAAAGACTAAAGGTGATCATAACTTATTTTTATCTGGCATACAAAGATTAAAGGAATTGGACATGAGAAGAGGGACATGCTTAATAGATATTTTTCCTGAATTTGAAAGTTATTATGATGCTTGCTAAAAATTTAAAGTTGGAATTTGATGTAGAGAGGTTACTATTAGAATATGAAAATCTTTTACCTAATGAAAAATTTTATGGTGATGACAGAGGCTCATCACTTTATTGGAAAGTAATTAGGCATGAGGATATGTCTTCCGAATACTGTAAGAATCTGGCTAAGAATATAAAACACAAATACAATATTGAAGGACGAGTTGATGCTAGATTTTACAGATTGTTAGCTAATGAGCTCTTACCTTTTCACACAGACCGTGGTACTCAATGTTCTATAAACGTAATACTTTCAAATCAGCCAGCACCTATATCTTTTCGAATACAAAATAAGATATCTAATCACTATTACAATGTAGCGCTTATCAACACTCAACATGAGCATTCTGTACAAAACGGATCTGAAGACAGAATCTTATTCAAGATATCAATATTTGATGAAAACTTTGATTCAGTGGCAGCAAAAATTACTTAATCTTATACCATTCGTATACATCACTTGGCTCCTTCGACATGTATTTGCTAATACATGCTAAGATTAATTTGCCATCACTACTATTATCTATAACAACCCAGTCGTTTGAGCCAGACGGAGATTTTACAACATCTCCTCTTACTAAAACTTTATGTCCCACTTTTTCTTGCAAGTTCATGCAGAACTCCTATTAATTGTTGTAGGTAACTATTATTTATCAAAAAAAAAATTTCAATTAAGTGCATTTTTTAGTGTACATTTACGCCAGAATAGTGTATAATATATCTATAAAATGAAAAGAGGAGATAAGAATGGGTAAAGTTAAGTCAATGTTGATGGATGCACAAGAGGCTTTTTATGATCTTGCTGACATCGAAGCGATTGTTTCTGAATCTGAAACATTTAGCCACTTTAATTTAAAGCTAGCTGAAACTCCTGGCATGATTGAGTTTATGAGAGAAGTTGGCCATTCAACTTATCAGTACATCGTGACTGATACATGGAACGAATTTTGGAGTAACTATGTTTAAGTTTCTTATAGGTACCTTTGGTATGTTGTTAGTCGCATCTCTTCCAATTATGTTGGTGTGGTAATGAAAAATCCAGTCGCAAAATATCTGATGTGTGCTTATGCATATTATAAAGAGGATAGTCCTCTTATCTCAGATGCAGAGTTTGACGAGCTAGGCAAATGGCTTTCTGAAAACTATGATAGTGTCGAGCATATGCATAAGCATCTTATCACAAAGGGTGATCTCGAAGCTGGCACATTTCTTGGTGAATATCCATCGATGGTAATCGGTGCTGTGAAAAATTACAGAAAAAAAATGCAATTAAAGTGAAATTAACTGTGTACATTTGCTTAAAAATAGTGTATAATATATCTATAAAATGAAAAAAGCTGAGGAGCTAAACATGTTGAAAAAAGATGATATCGCAAAGATCTATGCCATTCTAAATAAAATGGAAGGCGATGATTTTAATACCGTTGCTCGTATGTTTAACGAAGCACGGAAAATGAGTGAAGCGAATACTGCTCGCTCTTTTACAACTGGCCAAAAAGTAAAATGGGTCAGTAGCAAAGCAGGTGCAATGGCTGGTACCGTTACGAAAGTCAATCGTAAAACTATCAAAGTTAAAACTGCCGCAGGTATGTGGTCTGTTTCACCTTCTCTTTTAAAAGCAGCTTAAGGAGCTATATTATGAATGAAGTCTTGATTTTACTTACTGGGTTTTTCCTAGGCGTAGCGATGATGATGATCATCGATTCTTTCACTATCTTGAGAGGTAACAAATAATGGCACATATGGTTGAAACAATGGCATATGCAGGACAGGTTCCCTGGCATGGTCTCGGTGTACCGGTCTCAAACGATTTGACTCCAGTACAAATGATGGATAAAGCTGATCTGAATTGGAATGTTCGTGAGCTTGAGTCCTTTATTGAATTTGACGGACAACGTCGATCTACTGGTCAAAAGTCTCTTGTACGAGAAACTGATGGTCGTATTCTCACCAATGTCGGTGAGAATTGGAATCCTGTACAAAATGAAACTGCATTCGAATTCTTTAATGAATACGTAATGGCAGGCGATATGGAAATGCATACTGCTGGATCTCTTAAAGATGGTCAGATGGTATGGGCACTTGCCAAAGTCAAAGAGTCATTCGAGCTCTTTGGTGGAGATCAAGTCGATTCGTATCTTCTTTTCTCTAATCCACATCAGTACGGCAAAGCGATCGATGTTCGCTTTACTCCAATTCGTGTAGTATGTAACAATACTTTGTCACTATCACTTGAGAGCAAGTCAAGTAACTCTGTGAAAGTCGGTCATCGCACTGAATTTGATCCACAGTCTGTCAAAGAAACTCTTGGCATCGCTAAATCAAAGCTTAATACGTACAAAGAATATGCTGAATTTCTTGGTAAAAAGCGATTCACTAGCGATTCTTACATCGAGTATCTTAACGAAGTATTTCCTCGTACTGCAGATAAGCGTGTACAAGGAAAAGATCTTTCAGTAGATACTTTGTCTCGTAATGCTAAACTTGCTTACGATGTTTTAGAGCAACAGCCTGGTGCAAAATATGCAGAAGGCTCTTGGTGGCAGGCATTTAATTCTGTCACATACATTACTGATCATGTACAAGGTCGTAATGCCGACAACCGTTTGTATTCATCATGGTTCGGTGGAAATCAAACTCGTAAAACTAACGCCTTGCAAAAGGCACTTGAAATGGCAGAAACCGCCTAAGGAGGGCATATATTATGAAAAGCTATACACGTGAACAACTCGAAGCAATGATTCAATTTGCGTCAAATAAACTTAACCAACTTGAAGAACAGCCGGAAATTGTTCTTAATTCTAAAGGTGCTGTTACATTCAAAAATTTAAAAGTAACTAAAGTAAATGGAAAGTCGCTTATTCTTTCAGATGTTGATGGGAATCAGTATTTGTTCCAAGGTAAACCACACAAAAATGGTTATACCAGCGGTGCACGAATTAATGTAAGAGTTGCATAATGACAGATGGTCCTTTTAAATCTGCTCTAGATCAACTACCAAGTCAAGGAGTGTATCAACACTCCTTGATTACCTATAGATATGTAAGTAGTCAGTTATATAAGATTACTAATACCCGTAGATATAATGTCGATGGTGATTATGTGGATACATATACCAGTGAACCAATTGGAGAAGGAAGTTCAGTATGAGTTATGAAAGAAGCGTGATGAGGGATACCAAAGCAATTGCAATGGGACTACCTCGCGTTAATGCTGAGATTGCTTTATGGGAAGGTAATCAAAAGAAAACTAAATCTATTAGACATCGTTTGTGGAGGCTGTATGAAGCTCAAAAGCATCTCATAGAGTCACCTGAAGATTCTGTGTCATTGGTAGATCAATTGAAAGCAATTAACAATGGATGATCGAAATCATATGAGATCAGTGCTTGTTCAACATTGGATGAATCTAAATCCTGATAATGATTGGGTTCAGCGTGTCGGAAGCATTTGGCTAGGTTCACTTATTAGAAGGAGAAATTGTAATGAAGGCTCATAAACTTGATATGATTGCTGATTGGGCAAAAGAAAATGGCATTCGTGGCTATGAACATTTAGATAAAAAAGAAGTAGCAAAGCGGCGAACTTATGGTATTCAAAAAACTCTAGAGCGAGAGCGTAAAGCCCGCGAAGAAAAGGGCATTTATGACAAATGACAAAAGAGGCGCAAAAGCTATGGAAGAAAGTAAGTAAAATGGATCTAGGAAATCCCATTATTACTACTTTAGTAGGTCTAGTCGTATTCTATGTAGGATTAAAAATGTTTTCAGGTGGAATGAAATCTATGGGAAACATGGAACATCTTGCATGGTTCCTCGGTAATCCGATCTATATGTTTGTAGGTGGAATTGTTATGACACTTTTATGGCAATCATCTAGCTTATCAACTACTGCCATTATTGGTTTAGTTGCTGCTGGAGCCCTACCTCTTCCAGCTGCTATTGCTGCAGTTCTTGGTGCAAACTTAGGTACTACTGGCACTATTTGGTTAGCAGGTGTTCTAGTTTCAGATGGTATGCCAAAAGGCGATACTCTTCGAATAGCAATGGCACATACTGGAGCTAACTTATTGATGGCAGCTGCACTATTACCATTTGTTGGACCAATTGCAAAATGGCTAGGGAAGTTTTAAGTAAATTAAAAATAGATAAGAAAGCGCCTCAATGGCGCTTTTTTTATTTACAAAAAATTATAAATAGTGTATAATTACCTTAATTGGAGAGTGTTATGCTAAAATTTAAATCATTTTTAGAGGAGGGTACTGTGGCAGTAGGAGGCTTACAATATGAAGCAAAAGTACGCAAAGCAGTTAAAGCGACTCTTAAAAAAATGAAAAACTCAGACTTAACACTTAAACCTGATCTTGCGGGCGGATTTGCTAGTAATGTAGTCGACATGTATATGGATCTAAAAGGTAAAGAAATTGCATTTGAAATTAAGATGGATAAGAACGCTCAAATGGGTGGGTCATCTGTAAAATTTGACGGAAGCAATTGGACTCTAGCAGAAAAAGGCAAAGCTAATATTGATGCTGATACCCAAGAACTGCTAATTAAAGCTGCGCAAGGTAAAGTTCGTGAATATAAAGCTCTAATGACACATTTAAAAACTTATGAGCCTAAAAAATTACACAAAGAAATTAAAAAAATTCCATTTAGATGTACAAAACCGGCATGGGAACAGGCTGTTGCTGCTGGAAAGTTAAAGCCTACAAATACTACAGTAAAATTTAATGCAAAATTTATTCATGACTGGTATGCTGGCAAAGGTTGCTATTATATGCAAATAGGTAAATTAGGATTGTTTTATTTAAAATCAAATCCATTAAAACTACCAGTACCACAACTTGCAGGCGATATTGAAATTACTATGAGACTAGTTAGAGGCGGCGCATCGATGTTAAAAACTGGTGAATTAAAAGGTGAAAATGTATCTACAGTTAATCTAAGAGCTCAAGGTAAATTAAAATTAAAAGGCAAGTCAACATACTCTTTAGACGATGAAAAAGACTGTGAAGTGATATTTAATCATATGTTAGGCATAAAATAATGAACTTCAAAGAATTTATTACTGAACAAAAAAATACACATATGACTCATATTGAGGATAAAGTTATCTATGGTGGAGTTAATGGTACTCGTGAAGCAATTTTAGCTTTACGGTCTTTAAGAGATACTTTAGGAGGTGTGCATGAAGGTTCTATCTCGGTTAAATGGGATGGTGCGCCAGCTGTTTTCGCTGGTATTGATCCAGGAGATGGTAGATTTTTTGTTGCTAAGAAAGGAATTTTTAATAAATCACCAGTCGTCTATAAGACTAACGCTGATATTGATGCTGATACTAGCGGTGATCTTAATTCAAAATTAAAGCAAGCTTTACGTTATTTACCAGACTTAGGTATTAAAGGTGTTATTCAAGGAGACTTCTTATATGGGCCTGGAGATGTGCAGACGAAAAAAATCAAAGGTAAAAGCTATGTCACCTTTCACCCTAATACAATTGTATATGCAATTCCTGCAGGCACGGAAATGGCCAAGACGATCAAAGCAAGTAAAATAGGAATCGTATGGCATACTTCATATGTAGGAAAAACATTTGAAACAATGAAAGCCCAATACAATTTCAATGCATCATCATTAAAAAAATCAAAAAACGTATGGTCTCAAGACGCATTATTGAGAGACCTCACTAAATTTACTATGTCAGCCAAAGATACGGAGGAAGTTAATGGATATCTTAGTGAAGCTGGTAAAATCTTTAACTCAATTGCTTCAACGACTCTTAAACAGCTTGAAGCAAATTCTGACCTTAACAAAACAATTGAGACGTTTAATAACAGCTATGTTAGGCGTGGCGAAATCATTATGGACACAAAC